TAGATCGGAGCATAAAGCGTTGAATGCTTTGTTGCAATCGGCTGGAGCTGTCGTGATGAAGAAAGCTTTGATTCTGTTAGACAGGCATCTACGCAATGACGGATGGGTAAAGAACAAGGACTATGCGTTTGTAGCAAACATCCATGACGAGTTCCAAACGGAAGTTGTACCTGATCGTGCCGAGCGTTTCGGTCAACTCGCCGTCCTTGCTATCCGTAAAGCGGGTGATGATCTTGGTATGCGTTGTCCGTTAGATGGCGAGTTTAAGATCGGAGATAATTGGGCGGAGACACATTAACATGGACGAGATACAATATGACAGCTACACTACAGTTGCACAATTATATGATACCCAAGACCTTTCCGTACCGTGGGATTGGCGAGGACAGTACCAAAATACCATCATGCCAAGCTCAAATTCACAACGCATAGGAGCGATCGCTGAAGCTCGGTTTATAGCTGAATGTTTAGAGCGGGACTTTGAACCGCATACCCCAACGACGCCAATGCCGTGGGACTACATCGTTCATTGCCCCGCTGGCGATCTAAAGGTACAGGTCAAAAGTACATCGAATAAGGAACAATCATACTACCGCGTTAATACCGGTTGTGGTACAACGACTAAAGAAACTATGTCCAAGGATGTAGATATAATAGCTGCGTACATAGCGCCGTTAAAAGAATGGTGGATGATACCAAGAGATGTACTTACGGGACTTACAATCAAGCTATATCCTGACAACCCAAGCACATCCAAATACAAAAAGTACCAACATAATTGGAGCATATATTATAAATGAAAACGACATTACTTATAGACGGCGATGTACTCGCTTATCAATCTGCGTTTATCGCACAAACAAACTTCCAATGGGCTGAAGAATTATGGTCAGTTCAAAGCGACCTTACGGTAGCTAAACAATGGATACAAGAACGATTAGATTACTTCATCAGTAAGACCAAGGCTGACGATTTTATACTCGCTATCAGCGATCGTAATAACTTCCGTCGTAAACTGTTCCCTGATTACAAAGCTAATCGTGTATCCAAGTTCGCACCTATCGGTCTAGTTCCTATACGGGAATGGCTCGGTGAAGCTTATGGTTTAGAAATGTATCCTAACCTTGAGGCTGACGATGTACTAGCAATCTTAGCTACCGAGCGTCCCGATATAAACGACGAAAGAATAATCGTATCTATTGATAAAGACTTCAAGGGTGTACCATGTAAGTTCTATGACTTCAATCGAGATGAGATGCACGAGATAGGCGAGGTAGATGCCAACGCTTACCACCTGATGCAAGCCATTGCTGGCGACGCTACTGACGGATTCAAAGGCGTACCAGGCGTTGGTGTAGTACGAGCTAAACGGATGCTAGATAACGATGGAGCGACATGGGCGACCGTTATGAATGCGTATGAAAAGGCGGGACTAACTGAGGAAGATGCGTTGATGAACGCGTGGATGGCGTACCTAATTCGTAAGGGACAATATAATAAAAAGAAGAAAGAACTAACATATTTATGGATGCCCGACGAGTTCACACCGGCACAAAAGAGAAAGTATTCTCATCTTATTCATCAGGTTACAGGAAACTTAGACGAAGATTTATCTCGACCAAAACCATTTGAACCATTAAATATTTAATATAGTGGAAAATTCTGTTGACAGAAAATTACCCGACCTTAGTAAGTCCTTGATCGAGATGTTAGACGCTCGGTTCCCTTCTCGTTGTCCTGATCCAAAGGATAGTGAGCGGGAAATATGGATGAAGGTTGGGCAACGGAAAGTCGTGGAGTTTCTACAAGATGTTTACGACGAACAGAATACAACAGTAATCTCAACAAAGGTATAATTATGTGCGGCGGTTCAGCTCCTCCTCCCCCTCCTCCACCACCACCTCCTCCACCGCCCCCTGTGGCTACGGCGGAACGTGTACAACCAGCTCAAGCTAGTAAAAGAGCGGGTACTCAAACCAAGCGTAAGCGTGGTACTGCCCAACTTACTCGTCCTTCGGTCGGTGGATCTATGACGGGTGCTGGAGTTAATCTGCCTAGATAATGCACTACGAAACGGCTCAAAGCCTTTACACTTCCTTAGAGAATACACGGTGGACATTTCTTGACCGTGCTAGGACTTCGTCTGAATTGACGATTCCTTATGTGTTACCGCCCGAAGGTCACGGCCCACATACTAAGTACTATACTCCGTTCCAAGGGATTGGAGCTAGGGGTGTAAACAATCTAGCATCTAAGTTATTGATGGCGTTGCTACCGCCCAATGCTCCGTTCTTTCGCCTGGTCATAGATCGTTATGAACTTGAAAAGGCAAAGGCGGAGATGGGTGCGGAGCAAGCCGAGCAGTTACGGACGGAGTTAGAGCAAGCTTTAAGCGAAGTTGAAAGAGCCGTTTCACAAGAAGTTGAGGTAGAAGCATTTAGGGTAGGAGCTTTTGAGGCGTTAAAGAATCTGCTTATCACGGGTAATGCGTTATTGTACTTACCTGACGAAGGTGGAATGCGAGTGTTCAGACCCGATCGCTACGTCGTTAAACGCGATGCGATGGGTAACGTCACTCATATCGCAGTCAAGGAAACCATAGCTCCGATGATGCTACCTGAAGAAGTTCGTCAGGAAGTTTACAAAGAGTCGAAAGAAAATACTTGTGACCTATATACTTCCATCGTTCGTGAGGGAGATAAGTTCTATGTTTCTCAAGACGTTAAAGGCATCGTTATTGAATCGTCGAAAGGATCGTATTCTATCGACAAGTCACCTTGGATACCTTTACGTTATACACGTATTGATGGCGAAGACTACGGTCGTGGATTTGTTGAAGAATACATCGGCGATCTAAAGTCGCTTGAGTCGTTGACCAAGGCGATCGTTGAAGGCTCGGCTGCTGCTGCCAAGGTACTGTTCATGGTTAATCCAAACGGTACGACCAGGGCGAGGACATTAGCGGAAGCACAAAACGGAGCAATCGTCCAAGGTACTGAAGCGGATGTATCCGTTCTTCAACTGAATAAGTTCAATGACTTCCGTGTAGCTCAGACCGTGATGGCTCAGATCCAAGACCGGTTAAGCCACGCATTCCTTTTGAATAGTAGCGTCGTCCGAGACGCAGAGAGAGTTACCGCTGAAGAAATCAGAATGCTATCTCAAGAACTCGAAGCTGCACTTGGCGGTCTCTATTCAATCTTGTCTCAAGAGTTCCAACTTCCGTTAGTATCGCGTTTGATGGAGCGTATGGGACGCAAAGACAGACTACCTAAACTACCAAAAGATATAGTCAAACCTACGATCGTAACGGGCGTTGAAGCTCTCGGTCGTGGTAATGATCTTAATCGTTTGGATATGTTCTTGGCGGGAGCTGGTCAAGTCGTCGGGCCACAAGCTGTGGCTGAGTATGTTAACATTAGCGATTACTTCAAGCGTCGTGCTACTGCCCTTGGTATCGAAACCGAAGGGTTGATTAAGACCGAAGAGGAAATCCAACAAGCTATGCAACAAGCTCAGATGATGGAGATGGCTCAAAAGCTAGGCGCTCCAGCGATGGGGCCAGCTATTAACGCAATGGCTCAACAACAACAGCAACAACCAACACAACAACAGGAAGGATAAACGAAATGGGAGATTACCAAAAAGTAGAAATAAACGAACCAACACAAGCAGAGATTGAACCCGATCAACAGCAAGCAACGGAGGTTGAAGAACCTAAAGCAGAGCAAGAACGCCCAACATGGTTACCTGAGAAGTTTGAGTCAGCAGAAGACCTCGCAAAAGCTTACGGGGAACTTGAGTCGAAAATGGGAGCAGGGGCAAAACAAGAAGAAGAACCTGAACAACAAGTAGAAGAACAGGAAGAAAAACCTGAACAATCGGAGAATGAATTTACAGAAACTCAAAAGCTTATTAGCGACGCTAGTAAACATTATTACGAGAGCGGTGGAGAAATCACGGACGAAACTTACGAAGCTTTGGAGAAAGCTGGTATCAGTCGTGAACTCGTTGACCGTTTTAAAGCGGGACAAGAATCGTTAGAAGAAGTCGAGATCAATCAAATCAAAGGTGCGGCAGGAGACGAGTACGACGCTATGTCCGAATGGGCAGGTAAGAATCTTGACGACGATGAGTTCAACGCTTTCAACGAAGTTGTAAACAACGGTACGGTTCAGCAAGCCAAGCTCGCAGTAAAAGGTTTATATGCTCGTTACAAATCTGAGGTTGGAGCGACAGGCCCTAAGCTCGTTACAGGCGGTACTACAGGTAGTTCTACTATGCCGTTTAATTCGATGCAAG